CACATAGTCAAAGCCCACCCAATAACCGCCAAGAGGCTGGTCGTTTTTCCATTTTGGCGGGCTACGGAACATAGCGAGGTACGGTGGCAGAGGTCGCCGGCTTTGTGGCCGTCACCGTCTGAAGTGTGGTACTCGAGCATTTGGGATATGGCAAGCTTTTGCCAAGGCATGAGGGTGAGGTCAAGGTTTCTCTCAGCCCATGCGCTCACCTCAGGATCGTAACTCGGTTGCCCCCAACCTTATTGAAACAATCAAGCAGGCGAACCCCGCACTCGGGCACACAATCACACTCGAGACACTCCAAGAGGAGGCGCGCGACCCCGCCAACCGTACCGCATGGTTACGCGGCGCCCTCAATATGTGGGTCGCCACCGCTGAGGGTTGGTTGCAGTCAGGGTATTGGGCCCGCCAGCTCTACGACGGCCCCAAGCCCGACAACCCGTTAGTACTCGCAGTAGAGGTAGACCCCGACGGCGGTTTGTACGCCGGCGTGTTTGGGTATCAGCTGAGCGACGGTGGCGTGTATGTGTCTCAAGCTTTTGTCGCAAGTACGGCCGAGGAAATGTGGCAAATCATTGCCGACATTTTGCCCGCCAACTGTGGCCTCATTGTTGGCGCGTCGCTTGAGTTGGCGATACCTCAGAGCTTGAGAAAGCGCGCACAGATAGCGGGCTTTGGTGAAGTTACCAAGTGGACTATGCCCGTTAAAGCGATGATACTTGAGGGCCGTCTCTGGCATGACGGCGCGCAAATGTTGAGCGAGCATTGCGCCCGAGCGGTCGCGGTCCGTACCAACGGCGGGAACAATACGACGCTCTCAACCAAGAGGTCACCCGGTCCGATCGTCTTGACTCGAGCCATGATTTGGGCGGCCGCCATATGTACCCAAAAGCGGGCACCGAATAAGACAATGATTGTCGCCGCTACCCGCAAATAATCTCTCTCATTCAAATGGTGGCGCGCTCGTTTTATCTGTGAGAGACTCGGGCGTATGGCATTGTTCAAGCGACAGAAACAAGTGACCGCGTCATGTGGTACTACTGTCGTCGCCTCAAATCTTGGCTCTATTGCTAACGGCGTCGGAACCGGGCGCGATAGGGCCATGAAACTACCGACCGTCGCCCGCTCGCGTGACATTAACGCGTCGCTTATTGGGTCCTTGCCAATCCGACGCTACGGGACACAATGGAATGGCGACTACCTTGAGGAAATCGCGCTACCGCCAGAGCCTTGGCAACTACGGCCCGACCCCGAGTCAACCCGTACTCATATGCTCAGCTGGCTCTACGACGATATGCGCTTTTACGGTTTCGGCGCTTGGTACGTCACCCGCCGTTATGCCGCTACGGGTTTTCCTGCTGAGTTCAAATGGTTGCCCGCCGCTTGCGTTCAAATCATTTCGCCAAGCACCTACGGCAACTACCCCGTCGGCGGTATTACCGATATCCAATACAACGGCGTCTCACTTAACCGCGACGATGTCATTTTGTTTTTCTCGGCCGTTGACCCGTTCTTAGAGACAGGCGCCCGAGCAATGCGAATTGCCGAGCGACTCGACACGGCCGCCGAGCGTTTTGCTTGCACCGAGGTGCCAGCGGGCTACCTGAAACTCACGGGCGGGGAACCGATGAGCTCCGAGGAATTACAGGCAATGGTTGACGCATGGAGCGACGCCCGCCAAAACAATACGACGGCCGCACTCTCCGAAAACCTTGACTATGTCGCTACCGATGTTGACGCCTCAAAAATGCAACTCACCGAGGGTCGCAATTATGCCGACCTCGCTTTGTCGCGCGTCATGGATACACCGCCGTACCTTGTCGGCGCCCCAACGGGCACAGGCATGACCTACCAGAACGCGGCTCAGGCTCGCGGTGACGCGGTCGTGTTTGGGGCTCTGCCCTTTATTGAGGTAATTGAGCAAGTTTTGTCTAGCGACCGGGTGACCCCGCGCGGTCAAATAATCCGCTTAGACCGTTCAGCATGGTTAGATAATCCGCTTGATAACAACGCCGAGACCGCCGTTGAGCAACTACCCGAAAGAGCCCCCGCGTGAAAATTGAACTCTCACAATCCTTTGACATAGTCAAAGCGGCCGACGGCGCTACTCCTAGCCGCACTTTGTCGGGCGTTGCCGTTCCTTGGGACACGGTCGGCAATGCCTCGACAGGGCCGGTCAAGTTCCTACGCGACTCAATCCCAACCGACGGACCAAAGCCAAAACTTTTACGCGACCACAATGTACAAAACCCAATCGGGTTAGTGACCGAGTTGGTCAGCACCGAAACCGCTTTACTGTTCGACGCGAAAGTGTCAACGGTTCCCGAGGGCGATATTGCCCTAGCGTTAGCCCTTGACTCGGTGCTAGACGCGGTAAGCGTCGGTGTAGATGTTCAAGAGTTCTCTTACGACGGCGATGTGCTCGTAGTTAGTAAGGGCATAATGCGCGAGCTCTCACTTTTGCCCTTTGGGGCTTTTGAGGCCGCCAAAGTAGAAAAGGTCGCCGCCGCCGAAATTGAGCCCGAGCCCGAGGCCGAGCCAACCGACGACGAAACCGAAACCGAAACAACCAACCAAGAACCAACCCAAGAAAGTGAAAACGAAATGGAACTAGAAAAAATCAGCGTCGAGGCAACGGTCCCGACCTTTAACACGGTTGCCGCCGCACCTCGCAAAGTCAGCGCCGCCGAATACATCAGCGCAGTAATTACAGGCGACCACGCCACAGTACGAGCCGCACAAGGTAACTCGGGCGACATTCCGGGCCTCTTGCCCTTGCCCGTCGTTCAAAGTGTCTATGATGGCGTGTCGGCTTACCGCCCTGTCATCAGCGCACTTGGCACTCGTGGAATGAGTGGCGCGGGCAAGCAATTTATCCGCCCGAAAATTACGGTCCGCCCGACAGTCAACGCACCCGGCGAGGGCGTCGCGTTCAGCTCTACCCCGCTTGAAGTCACCGACATTGTTTTGACCAAGTTGCTCTACGGTGGGTACATCGTGGAATCAGAGCAAGCGATTGATTGGGCAGACGCCGACATTATCGCTCTCTACATTGAGCAACTCGCCAAGGCTTACGCCCGCCAGACCGAAAGCGTCGTTTGTGGCGTTGTCGAGGGTGGCGTTGGCTCAAGCTTGCCCGTTACCGATTGGACCGACGCGGCCGAGGTGCTCGGTCAGATTTACGGCGCCGCGACCGACATTTTCGCCGCCTCTGGCGATATGCCAACCCACCTTTTCGCTAGCCCCGACCGCTACAAGGACTTGGCCGTACTCGAAACAACCGGCGGAGATTTCCTATTTCCGTCGCTTAACCCGAGCTCGGCTTTCGGTCAGCTTTCAGCCTCAAGCACCGTCGGCACCCCCGCAGGCTTGACACTCGTCGTCTCCAACGCTTTTGCCGCTGGCACTTTGATTGTCGGCGCCGCGAGCGGTGTAGAAGTGTTTGAACAGACCAAGGGCAGTATTGCGGTCAACAAGCCGTCAACGGCCGAGATTGAGCTTGCTTGGCGCGGTTACATGGTTAGCCATGTCATTGATGAGGACAAGCTCGTAGCAATCACAGACCCCGCCTGATTAACGGACTAAGGACAAGGTAAGGGTATGGCACTCGAGAAACGCGTAACAAACGGCGTCGCCGTTGCGGGAGTGCATACCCTGACCCTTGCCGATGTAGACGGTCTCTATGTCGGGTACAAGGTGACTTTTGCGGGTTGCGGCGTATTCGACGGTACTCACGATTTAACAGATGTAGACGCGACGGCTAAAACCGTTGAGTATGTAACAGGCAACCACACTCACGCGAGCACCGCGCTACATGGCCAAGCCTCGGTAGTAGTTCAATGGGCAGACTCTGACGATGTGATTGTGTTTCTCGGAGTCGCTGGCGACGCCGATTGGCTTGAGTATTGCACCGACGCGGCTAACGAGTTTTGTTGGGCGCGCCGTCAGGCCGCTAACTATCACTTAGACATTCCGACCGTCGTACCAAACAAAAAGGTACTTGAGGCAGTCGTTTTATATGCGGGTTCGCTATACCGCGAGCGCGGTTCTGTGGACTCCTATTCAAGTTTTAACGAGCTACCGATTAGCCCGCCGATTGGCACGATGGGCCGCGTCAAGCAACTACTTGGCGTAGAGCGACCGAGTTTCGCATAATGGGCGCTCTCAATGATTGTTGGGATTTGTTGGCCGACCAGCTGACCGACGCGGGTTTAACCGTCGTACAAGACCCCCGCAATGTGACCCCGCCTTGTGTCTTATTAGACGCCCCAAGCTTTACAGTCCCCAACGCTAAAACCGTTTCGGTGACTATTCCGTGTCTCGTACTTGCCCCGCCCCCGGGCAACTATGAGGCCGTCAAAGCCATGCTCGACGATTGCGACATAATCGCCGCGTTGCCGGGTGTGCTCGGTACTACGGGCGCCCCGCAAATATTCGAGTATGGCGACGCCCAAATACCCGCGTACCGTATCAGCGTCGAGCTGACGGTCATTAGATAACCACACAGAAAGAAACAACTCATGGCAACACAGATTTTTACAGGCAAAGAAGTCACTATTGAAATTGACGGCGATGTATACGACGAGCAAGTTAACTCGGCCGTACTCACCGCAAATAACAACTCGGTCACGGTGCAAACCTTGTCGGGCCCCGTTAGTGCTCAGCTCCCCGCCTCGTATGAGCTCACGATTACCGCCTACCAAGATTGGGGCAAGGCGGGGTCATTCTCCGAGGCACTTTGGGCGGCCGCATTGACCGGTACCAATATCGCTTTTGAAATGACTGTTGGCACCAAGACCCTGACGGGCGACTGTGTGCCAATGTTCCCCGACGCTGGCGGCGCCGCCGACGGTGTACTTGAGTTCTCGTTGACTCTGCCCGTCTCTGGCGTTCCGACTCTGGCATAGCCGTGACCGCCGTTCGCGGCGGTTGGACCACGCCCCCGCTTAAGGTCAAAATCGGCAACATAATCAAGGGCGCCAAGTTCGAAGACAAGAGCGCGGCTACCGCTTTCGCGGTGCCGATTGCTCGCGTTCTCAAAGCTGAGGCAATCAAAGCGGGTATAGCCGTGTTTGGTGCTGACCTTAAACCGTTTTCAAATAAGGCCGTCAAAGTACGCGCCTACGATGAAATCGAATATGAGAAACCAACCGCGACGGGCGGCGGGTTCAATCTTTATATCTTTCTTAAGCCGGGTGAACTTTGGGCTATTGGTGAATGGGGCACTTATGACCACCTCATTGGTATGCCCAAGGGTTACGGGTCAGGCCGTAAGACAGGCGGCAAAGCTCAGCTCTCCGCGTTTGGTCAACTTGAGGCACAAAGAAAGCGTCAAAGAAAAATAGAGAAAAGGTCAGACCGCGCCTACCAAACGGTCAACGGCAAAAAGGCTTTGAAAGCACCCGGCTACGCCCACCCCGTCAAGGGCCCTATCTTTGTCAAAGGTATGCCACCGCGCGGGGCAATCAAGTACGCTTTCAAATTGGTTAGAGAAATACAGACCGAGGTAGTCGGTGACGCTTGGCAAAAGTACATCGTCAAAGAAATAATGAAAAGCTGAACAATGGCCACAGACCCGAAAATAAACCTCAATGTCACCACAAGCGACGCGGTCAAAAACCTCTCTACGCTTGAGGGCGCGGCCATTGACTCCGATACCGCCATTGAAAAGATAGACGGCTCTACAGTCAATGTAGACACCTCAGCGACCGCCAGAGCTTTACAAGAGGTCGCGGACAAGCTTGAGCGCGTAGACGACAAAGCACAGAAAGCGGGCAAGCAGGGCATACCCGTAACGACTACCGCTTTCAAAGATTTAACCGAGGGCATCGGCGGACCAGCGACGGGCGCAATTGGCTCGGCTTTCATGTTTGGCGAAAGTATCGAGGGCCTTGGTGATTTGGTAGAGGGTTTCGGTGGCAAGCTCGGTTTATCCGAGGGACAGATTGGCAAAGTAACAACCGCACTTGGTACAACTCTCGGAGTGCTCGGCGCGGTCGGTGTCGCGTTCACCGTCGGCAAGGCCGCATATGACCTTTTTAGTTCTGGCGCCCGCAAAGCTGAAGAGGACCAAAAGAACTTTAATACGGCCGTTGACGCCGCCGAAAAATCTTTACGCGGTGTAGCCGAGGCATTGAAAGAGGGCGACCAAGCGCGAGCGTTTCGCGATGTAGCCAAAGACTTAGAGCCAATTTTACAAGACATGGCAACGGCAGGGCTTGACGCAAGCGACGCCATTCTAGAGATCACGGGCGCCGGCAAACCTTTCAGCGACGCGTCACGCAAACGACAAGACGAGATCAACCGAGAGATTACCGCCCTTGAGGATTTAAGAGCCAAAGACTCGGCCCAAGCCGGCGAGATCAATAACAAGATTGCTTTGCTTAAAGATGAGCGGACCAAGTTACAAGATGTCACTACAGAGATTGACGCTCGACGCCTTGGTGTTGAGGGAGCGACGGCGATTGACAAGCTCGCTTATGAGGCGCTCGGTACTCTGAATACGACGGTGCAAGACAATACCGAGTATTACGAAAAGAACACTCAGAAATTAGAGGAAAACCGTCTAAAGCAGTTAGAGATGATTGGTACTAACCGTGACCTTGAGTTGCAGTTCTTAGATACCAAAGACGCTATTGAGGGTTACGACGAAAAGATTTTGACCGCCAAAGGCGATACCGACGAAATGCGCCGTATCACCTTGGAGACCGCTGGCCAAGTTGTCGAAATGGCGAAAGCGTACGGGGCGCTCGCGGGGCCCGAGGGCTCTATTGAGAATGTAAAAGCTACGCGCGAGTCGCTTACTTTCTTGTCGGCTGACATGGCGCCCGGGTCACCTTTGCGTACAAACATTCTCGGCACTATTGCAGACCTCGCGAGAATTGAAACGGGTTTTGTGTCTGGCGGGCCGATTACGGGCGCGGCTCTAGCGGCTCGAGAGGGCGGGATTAACGCGGGCTACCGTTCAAATACGACAATAAATGTGACGGTCACTAGCGCAGACCCTCAAGCCGTTGTCAAAGCTTTGCAAACCTATGTACGCCAAAACGGGTCGCTACCCGCAAACCTGAGGTAATGGTATGGCGCGCTCTACTTGGACAATTTGGGGACCGTCGGGGCAAATATCCGACGCGACAATAATCAACGCGTCTTTTCGTGTCGGCCGCGCCTCATACCTAGACGACTTTGCAACCAACTACGCGACAATTACCGTCAGAAATAACACGGGCCTATATAACAACATTTCACCCGGTGCCGAGTTCTATTTTAAAAACACCTACTCAACCCAACGCTTTTACTTTTGGGTCGAGTCAATCCAAACCGACGACACAATAGACCAAGACGCCGCGACCGCGACCCTGACACTATTTGACTCAATGGGCCGACTCAGCAAAGCCCAAGGCTCAGATTTTGAGCTTTTGTTTAGCAACCCCCCGACCCTCATTGGCTTGTACTACCTATTTGACGACGCCGTATTTCAAGGGTATTTGGTTGGGGCGCCACAATACGACAGCTCGGTGCTCTCTTTAGCCTCATATCTACAAGGCAAACCCCAATACTTTTTACCCGACCAAATCAGGCAACTATCCGACCAGCTCAACATATTTTTAACAACCGAGGGCACCGGGTACTACATGACCGACAAAGTGCTCACCCCCGTAAGCCGCGCATTTATGGCTGGCTACGTGCCCGGTTACACTTTCGCCGGCTCAACGGCAACAAATAAAATAATGTGGGACTCTTTGAGCCGTTCCAACCTTGGCGACTTATTCGCTAATCAAACCTACGCGACTTACGCGCGATCGGATTTGCCTTATACCTCAACAAAACGAAACTCGACAAGCGTAACTAGCTACGGCGTATACGAGGCCGCAATACAAACCAACACGACAGACATAAACGCGTACGCCACCTATTACGCCAATGTATTGAGCGACACCGCAATACAGAGCTACAAAATGAGGTTTTCGGATTTCGCTCAAGATGAAATAGCTTTGAGAACTTTTGAAGTCCAACTGAGATATTTACAAGTCACGCTCAACAGTTTGCAATACACCAAGCCGGGGGTCGGCTCTGTCACGGACCGTGTACGAGTCGAGGGCTATACGGTGATTATTAACCCCGGCGTCACATATTATGAATTAGACATGAGCCCCGGCTCTATCTATGACTATTTGACACTCAACAACTCAACCAACGGCCGGCTTGATACAAACCGCCTAGATTTTTAAGAGGTATAAATATGGCTACTCAATGGACAGCACAGGGCATTACAAGCGGGGCGGTGCTTCCTGCGGCGACACTTCAAAGCATCGGGGCCGCGTCGGTGTCGTACACGCCAACATTAAGTCAAGGCGTGACATTATCAAAAACCGTAGCCGTAGCTCGATATTGGCAATTTCAAAAATTGATCATCGGGCAAGTGGCGCTAGCAATCACATCTAACGGCACCGCCGGGCAAGCTGTGCAAATTGGTCTACCAATTTCGGGTAATGCTTTTTCAAGTATTCCAATCGGTACTTTCTTGTTTACGGGCGGACCTAGTCATTATGGCAACAGAGTCGGGACCGCGGTAATGTATACAACCTCAACGGCTGGCGCTTTTGCGCAAGACGGTATTTCTAATTGGTTCGGTGTAAACCCGTCTTTTCAAATGCTTAACGGCGACGGTGTATATTTTACCTTTATGTATGAGGTCGCATAATGAGAACCGTTACTTGCACAAACGAAACTTGCACACAAAACGGGGTCAACGAATATTTTATGGGTGACCCTGAAACGGTTATGTGCGGTGTTTGCCGCGAGTCTTGCGAACTTTCCGAGCTCTACGACGACCCCGAATTACCCCGAATAGGTCAGCCGTGAAAGTCTTAGCACTTGTCGCGATTGCGTCGGCCGTACTCATCTTTTGGGCCAGCGGGTGTACTGACCGCACCCGGTACAACTGTGAGCAACTACCGACCGCGCCAAGGTGCGACACGGGGAACGGGGCGACTACACCGTGAAAAGGTATACAAACTCAGAAATCAAAGCCCGCCTCATTTTGATAGTCGGTATCGCTTTATCGCTGACTTTCATTTTTTCAATAGTGGCAATTATCTACGGCGTGACCTTTATTGTGCAACCGCTCGAAGTTTCGCCCAATGACGAGGCCGCTTGGGGCGCGCTCTCAAGTATCTTGCTCGTATTGAGCGGTGCTTTGACGGGCCTATTGGCAAGCAACGGATTGAAAGACAAAGAGAAAGGCGACTCAGACAATGAGCACTAGACCGTACACAGGGAACAAAGACGGCGCCAGCAAAGCCAAGCGCGAGGGCCTTGAGCACCTAGTTGCTTGTATCGGCTTTCTCAGCGGTAACAAGCTTTGGAACAACGGCACTCGAGCGGTGCGACCCATGAGAGGCAAAACCGCTTTAAGCGTTCACGCGACAGGCCGCGCCGCCGATATCTCATACCGCAAAGTAAACGGCAAAGGCTCCGATCGCGCCTACTCGCTCGTATGGATTGACCTACTCGTTAAACACGCCGACGAGCTCGGCCTAGAACTATTGACCGACTACTCTTACACCAAAGGGCTCGGCGGTGGCCGTACTTGGAAATGCGACCGCCACGCTTGGCTAGACAATAAGCGCGGCGTTATCTCTGGCGGCGGGTCAGCCTCAAGCGATTGGTTTCATATTGAGATCAGCCCCGAAATGGCCGACTCGGTGCCCAAAGTTCAAGAGGTAATCAACCGCATAGTCGGAGAGCTACAAGCGGGTGCTTGACAATGCCGGCGAGAGTCGGTAAACCTTTGTCAACCGCAAACGAGGCTCTCGAGCCTTTCCGACCGTAAGGGGTAACCATGACACACCAACCGTCATTATTTGACGCACCCGAGCCGACACCTTTTGAGAAAGGTATGAAACGCTCAAGCGAGTCCGCTCGTAAATGGAGCGACGCCGAGGTACAAGCCGTAGACCGAGCAATTGAGGTCTGTATACGGCTATTGCCAGAGTGGACCGCCGACGACATTTGGACTCGACTACCCGCCGATTTCCCCGTCACCAAGGGCCTCGGGTCCCGCCTTAAATTATTCACTACCGCCGGCAAGATCATGCCCACCGACCGCACCCGCAAAAGCACACGCGGCGGGGACCATTGTCACGGCCAGCGCCTCACAGTTTGGCTTTCACTATGAACCTCAAAAAGTTTTTTGCTATATCTATATCAACCTATGCCTTGTGCTTTCTGTTTGGTGCCGCGTTCTCTGCCGACCCCGTAGACCTCAGC